TATGGTGTGCCTACCTCCACTCATTCCAGTTCTCCACAACAAGTCCTTATCTCTACCTTCACTGGCCCACAAAGATAACAACTTGGCTTGTGAACGTTCAAACTCTCCACCCTTTACAGATGAGTTCATATTGGGCACTCCCCTATAGCCTCTAGCTTGTCTGGAGTCAGATCTTCAGGATGTCTTATGTCCTTAAATATCGGTATCCTTGGCTTATCTTTGATGGCAAAGTTCTGAAACTTAAATACTGCGATATGCCCTAGATACTGATCTCTATTATTCCATATCTCTTGGGCTCTGTCATGTGTCATCTTACCTTTTCCCAAGTTAAAGTGACCCCAGCGTTTGCTCCAAGCTTTAAACTTGCCTAGGGTTTCCTTTCCAACCATACCAGCCTTTGCTGAACTACGCTTCTTTAGTCCAAAGTTGTCCAAGATAACCTCATTAGTGTTTTCCATCTCCTCCTCAAACCCAAGTATCCAGCACTCATCATCCTCAAATGGCTTCCGCTTTAACAGGTATTGCTCGTTAAGGGTGGATTCCCCGAACTTGTATTTACCGTCATAACTACGAAGCATTATACCCTCATAACCATCTTCCAACGCACTATTTTCAAACAACTGAATATCATCCAACGTCTCACACAATACTTGTTTGACAAGCTTTATGCGTGGAAACTCACCTTGTAAACTTCTTACTCTACGCTTTAGCTCATTATACCTCAAGATAAAAGGAAGATCAAGGTGCCACAGATCAAACACCCAGTACAAAAAGTCAGGCTCACCAGCTTCAGTAGTAACCGCACTGGACACAAGACCAAAAGGTACCTGACCAGTACCATTCCACTCTATCAACATCTCACCATCTTGTCCATGCAAACGAGGGTTGGACAAAGATTTCCTTATGAACTTGTTTCTAATTGGTTTCAGTGAGCTTGAGAAGAGATCGCCATCTTTAGCAATTGTCCTAAATCCATCATACTTGACTGATGCAAACATGGGCAGTCTCAACTTCTCCAGGAAGCCATCCTCACATACAGGTGCTTTCATTGGCCTCATAACATCCTCCTTAGATAGCGTAGATCTGGCTTTTACCCTTGTGCTTGTCCACCATATAAACCTTGTCAAAACTGTTCTTCAGGTTGTCGTTGTGGGAGACCACAAAAACTGTGCGTTGCTTAGAGTGTTTATTAATCACCTTCAGCACAGAGTCCACATGAGTATCGTCCAAAGTATCCAGAGCCTCATCAAGCACCTCAAAGGAGATGGCTGACTTGAGCTTGTTCCTTGCTATCTCTTGCAAAGTCCACAGAATACTAAGGTCTATTGACCTACGCTCACCTGCAGAACTACCCTTATGGCTATTACTGCCTTCACTGTTGTATACCTGGAGTGAGAACTTTTCCCTCGTCTCGCCACTCTTTAGCTGACTGGTGGCACTCAATCGGACCTGGATTTCACCCTCAGTCATGATCTCCGTGTAATCATCCACGATATGGTTGAACTCAGGGATCAAATTCTCAAACAGGAAGCTCTTGATTCCCTTGTGCCCAAAGCCTTCAACCCAGAACTTGAGCCTGTCCTGGGCCTTCTGGCCTCCTTCTATCTGCTTTTTGAGCTTGCTCGTGTTGGCAATAAGCTCCTTTACCTGCTTAGTGTACCTCTGTATGGTGTCATCCATAACGTTCTGTGCAGCTTGAATTTCACAAAGCTGAGTAATGTAATTCTGCCTGGATATGTTCAGAGTCTTGAGTGCACAACCCAGAGTATACACTTCACGATCGTAAGCTTCCATGGCCTCCTTGACTTCCTTGAACTCAGTCTCCTTTTTGAATGGCAGCTTCTGCTTACACTTGGAGCATATCTCCTGCTTATCCTTCAGTTTGGCCAAGGAATCGTAGAGCTTGTTACATACTTCAAGATTGCCCTTGGCCTCCTTGAGAGCCTTCTGTTTAGACTTGATGTTGCTCTCCACGTTATCCAGTCTGTCCTGGATGGCCTCCACCTCAGATTGTTTATCTGATTCAAAGGTCTCCTTCTTCTCCTCAAGCTCAGCAATCTCAGCGGAAATGTATTCTACCTTGTCTTCCTTCTTCTCAAGATCTACAGCCAAGCCATTAAATAGCTCTGCAGCCTCATCCATGCGTTTCTTGGTTTCATCTAAACACAAGCTCCACACTGACGTGTCTATGAACGTCTCGATCAACTCCTTCTGATCCTTGTCTGAAAGACTCGCAAAGAACTCACTGTGCCCTTGGGCAAACATGACGCTATTGGTAAACAACCTGACATCCATACCCAACAGTTGATTTATCAACTTTTGAGTGGCATCTATGCTCCAGGCTGTAAGGTCTTCCCCGTCTTGGTAGAACTTCACAGAGTTGCCATTCTCCTTATGCTTCCGGTACCTCACTATGGTATAAACCTTGGAGTCCTCCTCAATCTCCAGCGAGACTTGAGCATTTTTGCCCGAGAAGTTAGCAATGACTTCGTCTCCCTTGAGCCCTTTAAGAGTTATGCCGAACAGACACCAGGCTATCGCATCAAATATGGCTGATTTACCGCCACCATTCTTCCCAATAACTAAAACAGCTCCACCTTGGTTCAAATCAAACTCCAGGGAGTTGTAGCTAAGGAAGTTAGTCAAACTAAGCCTTGTAAAAATCATGATTGAGCCTCACTTTACAGAGTTGAGAATATCAAGACCTGCTTGGATAACCTCAGAATCTGCTCCCTTGGTGGCGCAATAGGCTTTGATTATCTCTGGCTCTGTGAGCTTGTCCAGGTTCTCAAGTCTGGCTTGCTCCACCTTCAGCTTCTTCTCAATAATCACATTACCCTCAAACTCAGGAAGCTTGAGGTCTACCATCACCTTGAGCTTATAAAAGTCATCAGGACCATCCTTGAGCAGCTTGTTAAACCGCTTCAGATCTGCAGCCTCCTGTATGAGTATAGTACGGAACCTGGGAGCTTTGGAGTTTATGAACTCTAGGTTGCCATCAGACAAGACCCAAAACCCTCTGTCCTCGTTATCAGAGAAGTTATGCCCCACCAAACTGCCACAATACAAGGTGTTGGGAGCCAACATTTGAGATCGGTGGTAATGGCCCATAAATACCCACTTAAATCTCTCGGGTTGTATATCCTTGACCTCCAGTTGCTCCTTAGGCTGGTACTCGTTATCTCCAACAAACGCACCATTAACAGCAGCATGAGCAAACACAATTTCAGCACCGTCATATGCCGCCCTGTTAAACATGTCAATGGTGAATTCTCTGGATTCTCTGAACGGTAGGAAAGCCACTCCATCCTCATAATGATACTGGGTGCACACGTGAAAGGAAGGTCCGAACAGATCTATAGACGTTATGGTGCCAAGCTTATTAGCTTGATCATGGTTGCCAGCTACCAGGTAAATCTCCACCCCATAGTTTTCATGGATATTCAAAAGAGCATCCTGAATGACTCTTTGAACGGTAACGGAGATGATGCCTCTGGTATGGAAAAGATCCCCCACCACCACAAGCTTGGCTTTATGCTCCGCAGCTACTTGTCCGGAGTGGTCTATAGCACGCACTATGTCTCTAAGCCTTGTATTACCATAGTATTCCACTGGATTGGCAAACATGGCGAAGTTGTGTGCGTGAACGTCAGCAACAACAACCCAATTCATCTTGGCCTCCTCTGTATTTGTTGGGTTCTAGGCTTCCTAACAGGCCCATAGACCTCCTTCACCACACCTTTTTTGGGTTTGATCACAACCTGATTGCCTCTGCCAACCCTCAGAGTGGTCACGCTGTCTGGATAGGTATTGGCAATACGCTGGGCATATATCTTGGCTTCTTCACCATCAGTTACATCAAGAAGTCCAACCATTACACCGCCTACGTATATTCTAGCTGGTAACATGGCATCCTCCTAGTCTTTACTGGTGTCAATTTTAGTGACTTCTTCGGCAGACAACACGCAAAACCTGGTTATGGTGACTTTGGTAAGCAAAACCTTGAAGCACTGGAGCCTAACGCAAGTCTCTCGGCACTCAGGAGCTCCAGTTCCATCACAATTCACGCAAGGGCTACGAAGTTGTTGTTGCCTCATATCACCACCTACATTATAAGACTGGGATTTGGGACAGGTTTTTGAACCAGTATGTGAATTCTTTGAGGCTCTTGCAGAGGCTGAAAAATTCATACCTCACCATATAGCTCTTGATTGCTGACTCGTCATACTCTGCAGGTATGAGACAGGAGTCAAGGTCGTTAGGGAGGTACTCTTTGGAGAAGGTTAGATCCATCAACAACAGGTTTCTTGCGATCAACTTCTTGCTGTCAAACAACCTGTTCATGATCTTGCCTTTGTTGAGCTCCGGTATGGACAGGATGGTGTGTAAGGTTTCGTAGTCGTTGATCAGGTTAAAAGCACGTTTTTCACCAAAGCCAGGAATACCAGGTATTCCATCACTTGAGTCTCCAGACAATACACGATAGTGTAAAAACTGCTCAGTATCTCTAAGCTTGGTGTGTGTTAATATGCTGTCTGGAGTGTAGGTCAGCTTGGACATGGGCCTATGGAGGGTTACACTATCAGAGACCAATTGAATGAAGTCCTTGTCTTCTGACAAGATGGTCACCTTCTCTAACTGGTCACTCAGGTAAGCTATGAAGTCATCTGCTTCAGTCTCAGGCTCATAGATCTGCATTATTCCAAAGCTTGGAAGGAGATGCTTAACCAGTTCCATCTGATCCTTGAATGACTGGTAGGATTTCTCCTCTTCCTCTGTGAAGGCTTCTCTAGCTTCCCTCCGGTGCTTCTTGTATTCTGGGAATATGGTTCTTCTGGCCACAGGAGAGCCATCCCAAGCCACACAAACTCTATCAGCATGGAAGCTCTCTATAGCTGCTCTTATGGTCTTTATCACTCCAAAGACAACTTGTATTGGCTGACCTTTGGAAGTTGTCAGTTCAGGCATACCTTTCCATATCCTAACGGCCAGGTTATTGCCATCAACGACCAGATCATTCATCATCCACCCCCAACAGTGACATCAAGGCATCACGGTTATCATCAAAATAGTCCTCAAGCTCCTTCTTACGCCACTTCCGATCACTGCCTTGAAGGGTGTAGTAGCCACTGTTCCTGGCTGCTTGTATCTGTCCACCTTTGCCAACCTTCTCCTCTGTAAGCAAGGGTGTGATTATACCCTTGGAAATCAGTGCATCAATACAACCACTGGTATAGACCAAGCCTTGGTCAAACATGATGGTAAATTCACACTTTTGAAAGGGTTTGACGATCTTGTTCTTGGTGGCTTCGGCTCTGCACTTTACCCCAATAACGTCTCCTGCCTCCTTGTCACCTTCCCTCACCTTGTCGCCTTTGCCGAGCTTGATACGCACAGAAGCCCAAAATGGAATGGCATCTCCTCCAGGGGTGGTCTCTTGAGGACCATACATTACACCCACAGCTTTCTTCATCTGGTTAGCTACCACCAGACACACATTGTGTTTACCGATCAGCCCAACCACTTTGCGTGTGCCTCTGGTGATGGCTATAGCCTTTTCGGTATGGAAGCCACCAGTATCAATCACTTCCGCTTTGAGCTCAGCCAAACAGCTTACTGCTGCCACAGAGTCCCAGGCATAAACCACAAGCTGATCCGGGTTTTTGGATAGAATGGTTGTGAGCACTGCCTCCATCTTCTCAAAAACCTCTTCCACTGAAGTAGAAGCGGAATAGAGGAGCCGAGCGTTATCAATTCCAATAAGCTGACCAAAATGCTTGTTGTATGCATGTTCGCAGTCATCCAGTACAGCTATACCTCCAGCCTTCTGGCACTCGGCTAGGAGATGAGCAATCAGCAAACTCTTTCCTGAGCTAAACGCACCATATAGCTCCAAGAGCCTACCTGCCGGTGCTCCACCACCAGTGATATTATCCAAGCCATAGTGGCCAAAGCTCACAAACTGATTGACTTGAGCAAACTCAGAACTATCATCTAGCTTGGAGATCTGGTACTTCTTACCAACAGCATTGATCACTGAGTTCATTATATCGTCAGTTGGGTTGACCCTAGCTTTTCTCTGTATCGCCATAAAACCTCCAACAGATACAAAAACAGGGCCACCATAAATGACCCTGTCCTTGACCTTAGTTTAGACTTCAGATTCTGATCAGGCTGCAGGTACAGAGGCTTTGAACACCACTTTGGACTTCTCCGGAACACTGACAGGCTGGCTTGTCATTGGATTCCTGGCTTCATGTGCCGGTGTGGTTTTCAGCTGGAAAGTGCCGAAACCCTTGATCATGATCTTGTCGCCTTTTTCGCACATGGTTTTGATGCCTTCAAACGTGGCTTTCACCACTTCGGTAACCTGGGCTTCGGTAAGCTTGATATCACTCTTGACTTCTTTGACCAACTCAATCATTCCTGCCATAATGTTTGCCTCCTTGATTGTGATTGCTACTTGTTTTTCTTGAATTTGGCCAGAGCTTTTGCTACTGCATCGTCCAGATCCTCTTCCTTTGATTCCTCAGAAGATTCTCCGTCACTGGTACTGCTTTCAGGTTCAGTGTCCTCCTTTCCATATTTTTCGATGATCTGATCCAGCTCTTCTTCGGTGCGGGTGTCGTCCTCCAACCAGGAGTTGAGGAGTTTTACAGCTTTGGGGATGTCAGTGTCAATGAGGGCAATCTTGTCAGCATAGATCTCCTCTGGAGTCATCGGCTTTTCTTGCTTCGGTTTGCGTGTGGGAGGAGCTTTCTTCGATTCTTCTGTGTTGGTGCCCTTCTTGGGCTCTGACTTAGACTCAGCCTCCTCCCTACGTTTGAATACATCTTCAGGAGACATACCATCCATCACCAACTCCTGCTCTTCGTACGTGAATGGCTTGGAAATACTTGACAGATCCTTCAGCTCAACTTCCTCTTTGAGCTTGGACGTGTTGGGTTTCGGAATAACAGAGTACTCAGTATCGAGACCACTGCCGGACTTGTTAATCACCACGTCACGACCAGTTTTGGCATCGGTGAGGTCACCCCAGTCATCATCGGCGAAATACTTGAGCAGCTCCTTGAAAATCTGATTTCCTGTTCCAAGAACCTTCACTTTGCCATCAGACCTATCAATGACGTTAAAGAAAATTCTTGACTTAGCAGACAGCTCCTTGGCCAGTTCCTTGTCCGATTTGTCCTTGCTCTTGTACAGAGAATCCACGATATCACAGATGTAACAGGGTTCTCCGGAATCCAGACGGTTACAGACCACGGCAACCTTGTCTTTACCCTGCTTGACGTAGTGATAACCTGTTTCATGGTAAAAATTGCCTTCCTCGTCACTGAGGAAACGAACCAGGTTGTCTCCATCTTCCAAGGTCATCCAGTCTGCATCCCCAGACGATCTCTTCTTCAATTCCTCGTACTTCTTGCGAAGTTTCTCCAGATCAACTGCCATAATGTCGCCTCCTTATTGGCCTTTCCTCATTTTGCTCAACTGTGATGCCACTTTTTCCTTGTTGACTTTCAGCTCCAGATCAGTCTCCCCACGCATGTTGGCAGAGATGGAGATAAGCATGTCTTTCCTTTGTTCAAAAGACACCTTGGCTACCATCAGCTTACCTTGACTGAGTTGCGCATCCAGATAACTGTCCACCAACGCTTGGTGTTTCTTGTTAAGCTTGATCTTAGCAGCAACTCCTGCCTCAGTCATCTTGCCTTCATCCGAATCCCAGTCCCTTCTGATCTGCTGGTCAAGCTCAGCCTCCATTATTTCTAAGGCGTTTTTGAGGTACAAAACCTTGTTCCTGGACATCTCACACAAGGTTGCATACCAAGCATACATAGAAGGTTGACCTGCCAACTCATCGTTGAGTTTGGTTTTATCAATTTCCAGGTCTAACTCAAGGTCAACCTTATGAACCTTATCCAGCTTGATACTCATCTTCAGCTCATCTCGCATAATGCCTCCTATGTCATTCCTCACGTTTAATAAGACTGGTTTACACCTAATTATTTCAACAAGGCCCAAGATTTTTCGCTGCATTCCAAGTCACAAACTAAAGGAACCACAGCATCCCAGTAAATTAATGGGTTGCTAGGATTACTCATAACTGTAGACACAATTTCTGATAAAGCAGAACTTTCTTTACGATACCTATTAAACAAGATAGAGTCATGTACAGTAGCAATAATTCTTGACTTCATATTAAACTGCTTCAAGATCTCATTTATATTTATCAAAGAACATAAGGTGTAATGTCCAGCAGTTCCTTGTATAGGCATATTCACTGCTTGTCGTAAAGCCTCATTTTTTGTGCCTCTATTAGGTGACGTTATCGACAACAGTCTCCTGATATTTCCAAACATAGTAGTCACATAATGGTTTTCCTTCACAAAGCTATGAACATAGTCTATAAATGCTGCAACACCTGGAAATGCTGCAAAATAATGTCTTTTGAACTCTCTGGCCTCCTCAATAGAACATCCCAGATCTATTGCCAAACTTTCATCACCTTTACCATAAACAATACCAAAGTTAATTGCTTTTGCTGCTTTACGCCATTTACTCTTCTTGTCGATAACTTCCATTATACCTTGTCTATTACACACCTCAATTTGTCTAGTAGCTTCGTTGTATTGAACAGGGCTCCCGTATACAATAGATGCCATCTTGGCACCTGTAGCTATATGAATATCCTCACCACGATTAAATATCCCAATCATTGCTTCATCTTGAGCATATTCAGCTAATATCCTGAGCTCCATCTGAGAATAGTCAGCTTGGAGAAGATCGTAGTCTGAATTCTCAGGTACAAACATATGCTTTATGTTGAGATCTGGATCAAAATCAAACCCTATCTCATCAGGGTCTATGTTTTTAGGTATTTGATGCAGGAGGGAGACAGACAACCTACCAGTAACGGTACCATGAATTTTGTAACTAACGTGGACTTTACCATCTGGACAGAGGTATTTAGGCTTGATTGGCTTTATGAACATCTTGTAAAGAGTGCTGTATTTCCTCTGTTGTTTCAAGATGTCAATAATCTCATGCTGACCATCCAACCTAGCCATATTGGCTTTTCCTGTTGATATCAAACGAGAATCATTCTGCAGTTTACCTTTTTCAGTGAGCTCCAAGTCATCAGCAGTCAATCCAAACTCCTGAAATATAGCTTCTCTTACTTGATCTGGTGAATTTATGTTGAACGGTTTACCCATACGCTTCTCAACTCTCCTGATCTCAGGAAAGGACCTGATCTGGTCAATAAGCTCATTGATCTTTTGAGTATACCTGGTGTCCAACTCTTCTAGCTTAGATACACTTACAGGACAACCAGCATGTTCCATATCCATACAAGCATAAGAAGCAGGTATCAGGAGGTGTTGGTGAACCTGAGCTAATGAGTTTTTAGATGGCAATACATCGCTCATATCAGACCTCTCAAAATGTGACAACACCGCAAAGTACAATCTGTATCCATACCAGCATAAGGAGCCAATATCTCCCAAGGAATATTAC